ATGAAGTAGTTGTTGATACTTCTTATAGAAAAGCATTTGTAGAAAATAAATTAACTAATCCCTATTATGCTTTACATTACTTTAAAAAATCAGATAGTGCTTACGAGTTTTATAAAGTTTTAGAATTTGTATGTAATAATTGGGAATGGTGCTACACTGCATTTGCTCCTAATGAATACCAAAACTGGTTAAGTATGGATCTTGCTACAGCCATTGCTATAGAGATAACAGGGTTTTATGAAAGTGTTAACGATGTTTGCAGTCCATTAGAATTTATACACATGAAACCTTTATTACAGAGTTGGGACTATACTCCTGCTAATTGGCAAAATACTGTTCATGCCCTGCTTACTAAAAAGGGAGATTTAGTTGTAGGCAACATTAAGCAGGTAAAGTTATTCCATTACGTCGAAAAAGATTTCTTAACACCAAAAATTATTGAAAGATTAGAGGGGCTCAACTATGGAAGTAGATGAGTTTGGTTATAAGTATTACATTTATTATGATAAAAAAACTGGTAGCATTTTATCAGTGACAAACAGTTTTAATGATAACTACGAGCATTATCTCGAAGTTAGCTTTGATGATGCTAAAGGATTTTTAAGTGGAAAACAACAGTTTAAAGATTATCAAGTCGGGTATCAGAAAGACTCTGGCAAGCCGACTGTGCTTTCTTTAATTAACGAATTTTCTGGTTATACATTTAACAACAAGATCTTTGAATGGATAGACCAAACAGACAAAGATGCAGAGTGTATTGTTGAATGGAATCTTAGAGATAAAGTTTGGAATTTTAGTCTAAGCCCAGGTTTTAAAAATACATATAATTCTATTGTTTCAACAAGACTAGTATTTTTTGTAACATTAGAAAATGATCCAGACTTTTTAATAAGAACAATTTTTATCAACAGTCAAGATTTGTTAGGTTCTAATGTTTTTACTGTACCGTTTGAAAGTAAATTTGAATATAACATAGATAAAATTTCTATTAGTAGTAAATTAGTTTTTAACAGTTATAAATTAAAGGTTATACATGAGTAATATAATTAAAGTAATTGACCAGGATATTATTTTCTTGAGTTACGATGAACCAAATGCAGAAAAGAATTATGCAGATTTGTGCAACAAGGTACCTTGGGCAAAACGTGTTCATGGAGTTAAAGGTAGTGACGCCGCGCATAAAGCCTGCGCCGCAAAAAGCGAAACAGAATATTTTGTAACCGTAGACGCTGATAATATTGTTGACCCTAAGTTTTTTGAAGTTGAAATTAATTTAGACGAATTGGGCCTCAGCAGTGAGAATGTTTTTAGTTGGTGCGGAAGAGTACATGTTAACGGACTTATGTACGGCAACGGTGGGCTAAAAATGTGGACACGTAAGTTTGTTAATGAAATGCGTACACACGAAAATTCAGATCCTAATGATAAAAAAGGTTTAGTAGAATTTTGTTTTGATGATCGGTATTATCAGTTTAATGAAAATTATTCAGAAAGTTTTACTAACGCAACACCTTTCCAAGCATGGCGAGCAGGATTCCGTGAAGGCGTTAAGATGTCATTAGATCAAGGTGCAAAAGTAGAAGATGTTCGCAAGGTATGGTGGCAAAACTATCAACGTCTTTTAATCTGGTCAACTGTTGGCGCAGATGTTGAAAATGGTATATGGTCAATTATAGGTGCTCGTGAAGGGTGTTATAAAACAAATTGTACTGATTGGGATTATGCTAATGTCCGTGATTTTGAGTGGTTAACTAATTACTGGGCAGAACAAGGATACGGTTCTGCCACTGATACTAAATATCGCTTAGAGTGGTTAGGTGAAGAATTGCGTACTAAATGCAAGATTGAAATCGCAGACCTAGACAGTAACGGCAGTAAATTTTTTAAATCTGTTTACAATAACACACCAAGAATAGTTCGTACTAGAAATGTATGATATCTTTTTTATAGGAAATAATGACAACGACTTTAATCAGTTAAAGTCAAGATTTCCTACTGCAAAAAGAATTGTAGATGCTGATTTATTTCAGGCATTGCAGACTGCTTCTAAAAAATCCTTTACAAAAATGTTTTGGGTTGTCTGGGACAATCTAATTATTTCAAAAGATTTTAATTTTAATTATAAAGTCCCTGTTTGGGATCTTGAATATAACCATATTTTTAAAAACGGAAATTATTATGATGGCATTTGTTTATTTCCAAAGAATTTAAAAATAAGCAAGCGTGAAGCAGATTACAGATTTTTTGTAAACAAAAAAGAAATAGATGTTGTTGCTAGTACTCCTAAACCCTATCAGAAATTTTATATTTCAGATTATGATCAATATATTACAGCATTAGAAACTAGTGAAACTGATATGTTTTGGGCAGTATGGCCTAATATAGAAGTAATTGACGAGTCAGTGTTTGATATAACTTTTAGCTTTCATAATACTTACGATCGACAAGAAAATCATGTTTGGAAAAATTTATGTAACGATGCTGAATCTTATATTAGCGGATTGACACTATTCAGTAAAAGTAAAACAGTATCAAAAAGAGAAGTTAATTACCGTATGTTAATTAATCGAAAAGAATACGATGCTGTTGCTAGTAGATTTAGATATCCTAGGTACTGTATTAACAGTTACAATGAATATTTAGAAATACATAAAACAGAAAAACAGCCTTTATTTTGGTGTACGTGGCCAGAAATAGAAATACTCGATGATAAGATTTTTGATTTTTATTTTGATCCTTTAGATGGCACTTACAATTATGATCGAGAAGAAAACCATGTTTATCAAAATAAAGACATAAGTGAAATCAAGTACAACGGCCTAATGTTAATGTCAACATTAAAACCGCCTGTGTCTAAAAAAGAAATTGAATTTAGATATCTTATCAATAAAAAAGAACACGAAATTTTAGCAAGTAAATTAAAACCATATGACGTTGTGTTTATATCTTACAACGAACCAAATGCTGATTTAAATTTTAAAAACTTGTTAAAAAAATGCCCGAGAGCAAAACGTGTTCATGGAGTACGTGGAATACATCAAGCACACATTGCCGCCGCAAAACTTGCAACAACACCTATGTTCTGGGTTGTAGACGGTGATGCAAAAATTGTAGAAGATTTTGATTTTGACTTGCTCTTACCTCAATATGACAGAGATATAGTGCATGTGTGGAAAAGTCAAAATCCAGTTAACGGATTAGTTTATGGTAATGGCGGTGTAAAGTTATTACCAACTGTGTTGACATTAAATGTTGACGTGACCAGTCCAGATATGACTACTAGTATAAGCCCAAGGTTTAGAGCAATAGATAAAATATCTAATTTAAACAACTTCAATACAGATCCGTTTACTACTTGGCGTTCTGCATTCCGAGAATGTGCTAAATTATCTTCTAAAACTATCAGCGGACAAATAGATACTGAAACAGAGGAACGATTGAACATATGGTGTAAAGTTAGTATTGGAAAATACGGCGAATACGCAGTTGCAGGCGCACTCGCCGGTCGAAAGTACGGCCAAGAAAATGCCGGTAATAAACCGGCATTATCAAAGATAAACAACTATAGTTGGCTTGAAGCAGAATTTACTCGCTCACAAACTCACCAGCCATTGGAAATATTTCAGCAATAACTTTAGCGCATTCTCGTGCAACTTCCATGTGTTCTAGTTGAGTTCCGTTGCCCGATCTTAATTCGATAAAGTGTACCCAACTACGTAGTGTGCCGTTCATATACAACCTACTTACTGTATTACCCTCTGGAAGGATAGCGCGAGCTTGTTCTTTAGCAATACCTTTTTCGATTGCTTCAGCATAAATTCTACGAACATTTTCAATAATAAATTTTTGCTGAGCATCCCACCAAGCAGATAATTCTTGATCGTTTGTGGAAATACTATTTTGACGATTTTTTGTATCTTGAAGTCTTGCCTCTCGAACAACAAAGTCTAAATCTTTAGTTGGATCAGCGTATCGCTGACTAAACTCTTGGAAACTAAAACTTCTATGCCTTAAGATTTGACGAGCAATATCTCTAGTAGTTTCAATTTCTAAACAAGCCGAAACCATTTCTAGCGGACTCCAGTGTTTGTGCTTAGTAAGATATCTAATCAATTTTTCACTAGTTTCTAGATTAAATTGATTAGATGGATTACTTACTCTAGCACAAAATGCAATTAATTCTTGTGCATCACCGATACCTTCATCGTACATAACTCTACTAGGCTTGCTTGAACTAATTAATTTTACTTTCATTTTAATTTTCTTTCTTTAAGGAATTTGCTAGTAACTTTTTCAACGTCCTTACGAATTCTGTCTGTATCTAATTTGAAGTCGATATTGTCAATACGTCGTTCGTAAGACTTGTGCAATTCAGACAACGATTTTTCAAAAGAGTCCCAACCCTCTCTTTTGATTTTTTGAGTGATTTTAATTTCCCAAATTTTACCGTCTTTAAAGGTAATTAAAACCGCGTTAAGATATCTGAGAGGCAAAACATGAAGTTTTATCTCTCCGAACACTTCGGGCCAACAATCAATGACGTCTTTAGGAAAAGATTTTCCAGATTTCGTCACGCTTCTACTTTAGTCTGTTTCTTAACTGTTGGAACTAATGCTTCTGCTTGTCGGCGAAGTTCTGCGGCTTGTTTGCTTAGCCTATCAGCTTCACTGCGGAATTTCTTAGCTTGTGCTTCTGGGGTTGATAAATCTTCAACTTGGTTAACTGTTGTTGGTGCATTTTCACTAGGTGCAACCTCGTTAACAGATGCCACTTCTTTAACATCAGCTTGCTTTTCTGGCTCGGCTATGGCTAACGAATCAACCGTTACACCGCGTTGTTCTGCAATGATTTGATTTAGTTCAGACAATAAGATTGAACTAGAAGTTGTTGGAATCATCTCAACGTCACTAGTTCCTACCTTAATAAGACGTCCTTTAGAGTGTAATGCTGGTAGCATACGACTGCCATCTGGGAAGAATGATCTATCTAGTGCTTCGGCAAATTCATAAGCCGCTTGCGCCATCGGTCCTTCTACTAAATTGATGATAGAGTTGTGCATGTCGTCTGGTAGATTCTCTGTCGGTACTACTAAACAACTATAGGCATCGCCTGGTAATGTTCGGTAAGCAACTAGGACCTTTTTTCCTGAGGCTCTAATTCTTCCTACGTGTTTAAGTGCTTGCATAATTTATGCTCCTGGTGTTTTTTGTGCGTCTGCTTGTTTGGATACTTGATCTAAGAATGCAGTAAGTTTAGTATATGTTTGGCCGACAGCAACCATTTCATTTGGTTTAAATGCACCGCGAGAGCTTGCAATATCAATAATAACTTTCATTGCTTGAAGATCGTTAATGCTTAGGTCGTTATTACCAGCTTGTTCTTGCGGCTGTTGTGCTTGTTCTTGTACGTTATCGGTCATGGTATCTCCTTAGTTATGTACGTATATAATTATCTTATCTGTAAATGCGGACAGGCAATTTTGAAGAAACTTAAATCTTTCTCAGATTCAAATCCTATTACAGTAGTATAGATGAATGATTTTTTATCGTCAAGGGCTATTCCTTGACCTATATAGTATCTATTGTTTAAATAGTGTTTAATCCAGCTGTTTAGGCTCTTTGTGAGTCCCGGACTAAATTTATCAATTGTTGTATATTTAAAGTGAGGAGCGGCAAACTCAACCCTGCGTAGATCAAAATAATTAAGTGGGTTAGGTTTGCCGTTTTTTAAAGCCATTAAGCATTTTCCTTTAGAGCTTCGTAGTACGCATATTCACCAAACGGCGGAACAATAGTATTATTGCCGTGAATAATGAATACTGTATCGCAGTAGTTTTCATCGCCCCAGCTACCCCAAGGATAACCATCTGTAAACATGATAAACTTTTTAGGTTGAATATCATGTGCCTTCATGTAATCCCAGTTAGCATCAAACTCCGTACCGCCACCGCCTTTGACTTGATAGTCGTCAAACTCATCGCAGTTGTAACCATTAAAGTCGGCCTCGTTGTAAACACGAGTGTCAAAGCACCAGAGCTTCATATTAAAGTCTCGGAACTCTTGCATAATGCCTTTAATTTCGCTAATAAAATCTTTAGCTTGCTCATCGCCAATGGAACCAGACATATCAATTGCTACGCAAATATCAATAGTGGTATCAAAATTTTGACCTGGCAACACAGCGTTCATGTGCCACCCTTTGCGGTTAGGACGCATAAAGCTAAAGTCATTCTTAATTGTACTTTGAATTTGCTGGCGCAAAATTTCACGCCAGTTCATCTTAGGCTCAGTAAGTTCTTTAATCATTCTAGCAATGCTAGCAGGAACATTACCTGCACCAGCGGCTTGTGCCGCTTGCATTACAGCTTCACGCATCTCATCGCGAATTTGTCTAAGTTCGTCTTTACTATATTTAGGTTGACCGTTTTGACCATCTTGGTCGCCCCAGTCAACGTGATCGTCGAGCAACTGACCTAGTGCGGCTAATTGTTCGTTGTCGTATTTTTCAAAAATATCGTCATATACTTGTTCTGCCGACCAACCATAATATTTAGAGTCGTGAAAGATTTTAATATCAGGCAAATTATGATCGCCGATTTTATCTCTTACCAATTGACCGTTCACGCAATAATCAGTTGCGGCATTAAAAATACTACGGTCTCTGCCCTCGTTTCTGCTAAGGTGGTCAAAGACATTATGCAAGATTTCGTGAGCAATTACAAACTCAACTTGTTTAACAGAGAGCTTATTAAAAAAGTCTCGATTGAAATAAATGTGTCTGCCGTCAGTTGCGGCTGTAGCACACCACTTTGACGCCTCTTCAATGATAAGACGTGTAGCCATGTTACCAAAGAAGGGGTGTTTAAGAAGTAGACCTACTCGTGCTACAATAATTTTGTCTATAACTGGATCTAAGTGTGCCATTTTAATCCTTTGTTTTCAATATGTATATATTATAACAGGACCCGTAGGTCCTGTCAACTGAGCTACGCCAAATTACTTTTCAGTTGCGGCGCTAATATACTTACCAAACTTTGCGTGGAAGTCATCGAAACAACTAATTTCATCTGGATCCAGCGGCAATTTGTATTGGCTCAACGCAACCTTAGTTCCCATAATAACCAATTCAGTTTCAAAATTGTCCATCATAAACTGGAAGAAACAGTTAACTTGGCTACTCCAAGTTTTGTTAGGACCATTTTTATCGCATGAATCTTTCAATTCATAGCACAGGCTAACAACTAGCGAGTACTGAGCTGAAATTTCTTTTGAATCCATCTTCTTAACCTTACCACTCAAAATGTCGGTAGGGTTAGGCATCTTGCTTGCATGTTTGCGGTGCGCCATAAACTTAATAGCAAGACCTTCACCAACGGAACCGCTAATCAAATCAGTTAGTGTGTCGTTGTCAACGTCATCATCAACTAGCAATTCGCTGACAAACGTCCATGAACGAGGAGTAGCAAATGCACGGCTCGAACTCTTAGGATCAAAGTCGTACAAGTCCTTTTTGCTAAAAGACAAGAAACCAACAACGTCTTTGTGAATCTTATTTTCGGTAGCCCACTCGAAGTAGTCTTCCCAGTCTACAGTTAGCTCCAAGTGAACGAAGCGGTTAGCCAACGGCGCAGGCATACGATAAGTAACACCCTTGTCAGTTTCACGGTTACCAGCGGCAACTAGAACAACATTGTCTGGAAGTTCATAAGTACCTACACGGCGATTCAAAACAAGTTGATATGCCGCGGCTTGTACGCTAGGTGCCGCAGAGTTCATTTCATCTAGGAAAAGGATAACCTGTTTATGCTGGCTAGCCAAATCTTTGCTAGGAAGCTCAACTGGAGGAGCCCAACGCATAGTATTGTCGTTGGAATCAAAATAAGGAATACCTTTAATATCAGTAGGTTCCCAAAGTGAAAGACGAACGTCAATTACGTGAGCATCTAGCTCTGAACCTAGTTGTTTAATAATGTCAGATTTGCCAATACCTGGAGGGCCCCACATAAAGATAGGACGCTTTGACTTGAAAGCCTTACGCAAAGATTTTTTAGCACCTTTAGGGCCAACGGTGCGGCTAATAACTTCTGCCATTTTATTTCCTTTAAAAAAGTGTTACAGGGAATGTGTTGTGTTATGCTGTTATTATAGTACCACTAACAGCCGATGTCAAATACTATTTTGGTTAGATAGCTCTTTTTGACGCTCATTCATTGCTTTAACTAGTCCAAATTTACGAATGTCGTCCGAAAAAACATAGAGCTCAAAACTCTTTCTTTCGGAGAATACAGTAATACTTTGGGTAGTAAGGAAATACGGACAGTCTATATATTTTTCTAAAAATATAAGAGTTTGTGGACTAAGTTCAATTGGTTCTGTAAACGGTATTTCGTACATTTTGATTTCTAATGTATTTGTTAAGAAATCAAAACCTTCTTCACTTAATCTTAATGCTAACTGTTTACTTGCTCGATTTGATTGCCACCATTTTCTTGCATATAACTGGACGTTGGCATCGTCAATGCTTTTCCCCCACTGTTGTAAGAAAATTTTAGTTAGCGCATCTCTTGTAAACATATTAGTAGTTATTTGATAATTGTACCACTAGTTAATTTAACAACTTGGAAGTCTGTAGTTCTAAATGTTAAATTTAATTTTTTTGCTAAATTGTGTGCGTGTCCTGGATTACTAAAGGATACCTTTTTATACTTAGGACCTGGATAGCTGGTAAGACTATTAGAAGATTTTAAATTAAAAGGTTCACCTTTATAAAAAACAGCCCATATTGCTTCGCTTTCTAAAATTTGCTCGCACTTATAGGTTTTTTTATCTATATGTTCTAACAGTACAGTTGGCTTTGGTCGACTCATAATATACGTATCCGAAAAATATACGTATATATTTATCATCTATTTTCTTTCGTCAAACCCACCGCCATCCATGCTTACTGTTACTACTTCTGTGGATGTACTACGTTTAAGTTCATTAAACATAGATTCATAGTCTTGATTAAGTTTTTCCATGCATTCAGCAAGTGCGAGAGACAGTAATCTAGCCTGTTGTATAGGCATTTTAATTTCTTTACCTTGTGTTAATTCAGCAGATCTTACCTGCTGAATAAACTGTGTTAAAGGTGTTAGATTAATCTGACTTTGCATTTGATAGTACTGCCTTCATTTCTATTTCTGATTTGAAAGGTCCTTTAAAAGGATATCTTTCAATAGTAATTGCTTTAGGACAAAAGCTCTTAACCCACCCCTTGTCAAATTTAATAATGTAATGTCCAGCACAGTAAAGACTTTTACTGGCATTTGATTTTGTAAAAAGGGGTAGTTTCCTTTGAACATCATACATTGGATTGTAAGGTTTACAACTTGTAGGATATCCGTGGCATTCATTTGGTTCGGTTGGACTTAATTTTATTTTTTCACTTTTTAGAAAAAAATCTTTACCAAACTGTTTGGTAAGCTCGTCCTTTTTATTGAACATTATCTCGCCATTGGTGCTACTTAAAATAAACTTGTTATTTTCTTTTTTATGTAATGTAGCAACTTTTTCGCCGTCTTGTTCGACGATCCAAAATTTTCCGTCTACGATAGGTTTAGCATGTATCTCTGTCATTTTTGTCCCCTTATACTAGGCCCCTAAGGCACCTTAGTAATGTACGCATATATTTATCTCTTAAAAAGTCCCCTAATCCACTGTGCTAGATTAAGGTATCTAAAATGGTAACTGGTTAACATAGGGGGAATATGCGGACACCTTCCCTGCTTCCAGTCGCAATTCATTTTAATATTTTGACCGCATGTTTCGCATTTCATTAGTCTGTCTCTCCACCTTTACTATCTGGACCAAATGGCCATTGGTTGTTTTTATTTTCTTCCTGCCATTTACGTACTGATTCTGCAAGTTCTTCGCGTGTACGCAGTTTTAC